TTTTTTGAAAAACGCTTGCAAGAATCAAAATAAAGTCCTACCTTTGCAACCGTTAAGAACAACAACAACAACAAAATCAGAAGTTATGAAAAAGTTTAGTGTTTATTACAGAACGAATGTAGAGAGTTTCATGGTTGCAGAGTTTGATACGCTGGCCGAGGCCGTTGCATACTGCGACGAAGAGACCAAGGGCTGCGAGCTGGTGGCAGACGGCGACAACCGATACGAAAATCACAACATTAGTTTCAGCTACGAAGTATTTGAGGGCTCACCCTTGGAGCTGGACGAGGACGGTGACGTTATCGGCGAGAAGAACCCCACCTACGAAACGGAGCTTTATTATGGCAAAGATTGATGCTAACAAGCCACATTGGGGCGGGAGGCGTGAAGGTGCGGGACGGCCTCGAAAGAACAAGGCCGTTCTATATGCCCGCATGAATCCCGAAGCCATTGAAGCCATCAAGGCGCAGGCAGAAGCGGCCTCCATGACAGTTGGCGAATATATTGAGGCCCTTGTTTTGAAATGACCCACACAGTAACCCCCCTATAATGGGGGGTTTATTTTTCCCCCCGTTTTAGTCATTATCGGCTATTTTCGGCTATTTTCGGCTATTCCGTTTGCATTTTCGTTTGCATTTTCGTTTGCATTTTCGTTTGCACCTGCAAACGGGCCGTTCGTAGTCGTTTATAGTCGTTTATAGTCGTTTATAGTCGTTTGCATACGTTCGTGTACGTTCGTGTACGTTCGTATACGTTCGTATACGTTTGTATACGTTCGTATACGTTTGTATACGTTCGTATACGTTCGTATACGTTTGTATACGTTCGTATACGTTCGTATACGTTGGATACGTTCGTATACGTTCGTATACGTTTGTATACGTTTGTATACGTTTGTATACTAATATAATATAAGATAAGATAAGATAAGATAAGATATAAATAACAAGTATTATCATACTTGTAAGTAAGTTTTCCGCTTTTGCGGAACACTTTGCACCATGAACGAAATTTCTTTGCCTTAAACGATAATCTTTTTGCGCTAAAAGCCAAATAATTCCCAAGAACCATATTTGCTTCGCCCGTGTTGTCCGAACGCCCTTCGGGTGGGTAGTTGTAAGTCTCGGACGAGAAAAACGCGACACGGGCCGTTTTTTACTTGCGAGACGTGCAAGTTGTTTGATGTGCTTTCGAAGTACGCATTTCCCTAAAATAATCTATATTTGCAGCATCAAATGAGTTTTTTATGGCAATACTGAAAATCTATAACGACATACAATCAGAAAATCAGAAAGAGACGGCAACTTTTTGGGGAGAGGCCGAGGGCGTATGCTTCAAAGATATTGATGCGTTTTGCGAAAGCATTCCAGAAGATGATAACGTCATTGATATTCGTTTGCACTGCGACGGCGGCTCGGTGTTGGAAGGCTGGGCCATCTATGACCGTCTGCGCTCCACGGGCAAAACTATCAGCACAACCGTTGAGGGGAACGCCGCATCAATGGCGACCGTTATCATGATGGCAGCTCCGAAGGAACGCCGTTTCGCCTATGAATCGGCCCACATCTGTGTCCACAATCCGTGGATATGCCCGTGGGGATTGGGCGATGCCGTGAATGCGGATGCTTTGCAGAAGTACGCCGATGATTTGCGTGCCGAGCAGCAAAAGATGGTCGATTTGTATGTGGAGCGTTGCGGGTGCGATGCTGAAACTATTCAGTCGCTCATGGACGAAGACAAATACATTTGCGCAGAGGAGGCGAAGAACATTGGCCTTATTGGCAACATTATCCCTCCAGCAAGCGCAAGTAAGCGAGGCCAAGCGGCAAGACAACATATCAAAAACAATAATCCAAAATCAACAAAAATGGCAGAAGACAAAAATGTAGAAGTGAAGCAGAGTTTTCTCAACAAAGTGCTTCATTTCTTTGGCAAGAGTTCCATCTCGGAAATCTGTTTCGGAATGGACTTAAACACGGCTGACGGGCAGGTGCTGACCGTTGAGCGTGAGCAGGGTGCGCCCCAAGTTGGCGACAAGGCGTCACCCGATGGCGAGTTCGTGATGCCCGATGGCGCAACGATTATCGTGAGCAACGGCGTTATTACTGAGATCCGTCCAGCGCAGGAGGGGGACGGCGAAGGTAATGGCGCAAAGGAAGGAGACGAAGGCGGTGACGGCGATGGTGCTGGCAGCGGCGATGACAAGGACGCAAAGATAGCTGAGCTCGAGGCTGACATCGCCGAGAAGGAGGCAGAGATTGCCGAGCTGAAAGAGCAGCTGGACGCAGCAACGAAGAACGCCAAGACCACCGACGACCTCCGCATTCTGAACGCCGTAAAGATGGCAGGTGGCGAGAAGGCCCTTGCCAAAATCTCGAGCGCATACAAGCCCGAGCAGCGTCAGCCGACTGGCGCACATGCTCAGCAGCAGGGCACACGGGCCGAGATGGCGAACGCCATCCGTGACAACATCAAAAAGTTGCACGGTAAGAAGGACAAAAAGTAGTAACGAAAAAAGGAAAAAAATATGTCTGCAACTTTATTTGAAAATTGGGCCAAAAACCCCGAGAACCTTGCAAGCGTCCGTGACGCCATCGAGGCAACTGCCTTTGATGACGATACGCTGGAGAAGTTCTCGCAGTTCGTGAATATCCAGCGTGTCAAGAGTGGCGACCCCGTGGCCATTCTCGGCGATTACGATGATGTTGGCCATTCGGGCGCAGCATGTAATCCCGAGTACACCACGGGCAAGATTGCCAACTCTCTCAAACGTTGGGATTTGGGCGATTGGAGCGTGGCAAAGAAGGAGTGTTACTCCGCAGTCCTTGGAACGTTCGCCGAGTTCGCTCTCCATGCTGGCACACGTGTTGGCGATTTGACCGATACGGAAATCGGCACGGTTTACGCCGACAAGCTCATGGCCGCTATTCAGCGCATGATTTGGCGCATCGGCTGGTTCGGTGACAAGGCAGCGAAGACGCACGCCGACGGCGGTGTCCTTACCGCTGGCACGGACAAGACGATGTTCGATATTTGCGACGGTCTGTTCAAGCGCATTTTTACTCAGTGCGCAGCCAACGCCGAGCAGCTGACGGCCATTGCGGCCAATGCTAAAACCACCTATGCAGAGCAAAAGACGGCCATCCTTGCCGAGGGTGTTGCCACGGGTATTCTCGAAAGCGTTGCAATGGATGCCGATAGCCGCATCACGGCTGATCCGAACGCCGTAGTACTTGCTACGAAAGCATTCACGGATGCGCTCCACCACGACATCAAGGAGAAATATCACATCAACCTCCCGTGGCAGACCATCTTCGACGGCTTCGACGTGACCGAGTTCGATGGTATCAAGATTGCACGTGTCAGCGTGTGGGACAGAATCATCAAGGCTTATGAGAACACGGGCACGGCCCTCAATAAGCCGTTCCGTCTCGTTTACACGAATCCCCGCAACCTCATGGTCGGCACGAACGCCGATAGCCTTCTGAGCGACCTTGACATTTGGTTCGATAAGAAGGAGCGAATGAACTATTGGTACGCCGCTGGCAAGGTTGATACCCAGTTGCTGGAGGAAAACCTCGTTCACGCCGCTTATTAGGCAACTACCGTCCCCGTGCCGCATGGTGTGGGGACGGGTATTTTTCCAACATTAAAAAAGATTCAATATGGAAACGAAATTATGTGAAAGTATCATCTCCCGTGATATTGCCGTGGACTGCGAGGAGCTGGTGGTGCGTGGCCTCGAACCCGATGGCGTCATCATCAACCGCAAGGATATTGACTTCGGCGCAACCGTTTTTGACGAAACCAACAAAAACGTCATCAAAACGCTTGCACTCAAATCGGGGAAAAAGGGCTACTCTGTCGCCCAGCTCGGCAATGCACCATTCACGGGCACTCAGACGACCCTCACCGTGGGAACGTACCGCAACACGTGGACGAATCAGATTCCGATTGCGGTGTTGGCCAACAATCCCGATGTCTGCGAGAACGTGATTGACGGGCTGGCAAACGGTCAGTTCGTTCTCATCCTCCGCAACAAGAACAAGACATCAAAGGGCGAGTATCAAGTCTATGGCTATGCGCAGGGCCTTGTCGCAAGCGAGGGCACGAACGAGAAGTATTCCGAGGACACCGACGGCGGCTGGCTCATTACCTTGCAGGAGACGAACGCCCCGAAGAGTGCGCTTTTCTTCTATGACACCAGCGATGAGACCACGGCAGCGAAGTTCGCTTCATTGACCACCGAGGCGGCAGCGTAATGTCCTACGAAGAAGCGATAAGCATAAGCAATGATTTGAGGACGAGGTTTGATGCCCCGTTCTCAAACATTGACAAATCAACCATCGTGGAGCTATATGGCGAGGTATTGGGCAAACAGTTCCATCCTACAAGCTGCCAACAATGCTACCACGATGCGTTGATTGAAATTGTATTGTACCTCAGAAAGGAGAAACGTATGGCAGAGAAATGTAATTACAGACTTCGTGCTGGCTATATACTGAATAGCCCGCATTTCCGTGGTGGCAAGATTTACACAAATGACAATCTCACGGACGAGGTGGCGGAGGAATATCTAAGCATGTTCCCCGATAATCGGTCAATGTTCCAAGCGTTGCCCGAAAATAAGACCGTAGGGCGCAAGAATACGGCTGGCCCTACAAGTACCAAGGTACGCCCAAGAAAAGCCGTTAGAACGAAAAACAGAAAGAAATAAGCGATGAACGTAAAGACGGCAAAGAAATCCCCTCCACGGGTTGACGTTACCTATCTCACCCGCTTCAACTTGCAGACCTACGGCTCGGACAACCTCTATCCCCAGCACTTGCAAGACATTACTGGTGCGAGCGGGACGGCTGAACTATGCCTAAATCGTTACGCCAAGTTCATTGAGGGGTACGGCTTCGACAATGAGGCTTTCGCAAGTTACAAAGTGAACCGAATGGGCACTACGGGCGATGAGCTTTTGCACGATGTGGCGGAGGACGTTGCCCGTTTCGGTGGCTTCGCTCTCCACGTCAATTATAACGTGCTTTGCCAAATAACAGAGGTGTCCTTTGTCCCGTTTGAGAATTGTCGGCTCGAGGAAAGTGATTCTGTCGGCAATGTTGCCCACATTGTTCTTCATCCCGATTGGGGAGGAAAGAAAACCCGTGCGGGCAAGCGGTTGTCGGTTGACGAGAAGAACATTACCCGCCTTAATGTGTTCAACCCCGACCCCACGGTTGTAACACGGGAGATTCTTGACGATGGCGGTGTTGAGAAGTATCAAGGGCAAGTCCTATGGTGCTCAATGGCTGGTTACGGCGTGTACCCCACGCCAGTCTATGACGCTTGTATCGTGGATATTAGCACGGACGAGGGATTGGGCAACATTAAGAATCGGAACGTCCGTAATAACTTCCTCGTTGCCTGTATGCTTATTAGCAAAAAGGGCGTGCCAAAGGTTGGCGAGGATGGCGAATTTTCTGACGTTGAGCAAATGATTAGCGATGAGGACTTGATGGTCTTCCAAGGTGACGAGAATACTTCCAAGATTATGAACATCACGTTGGAGAATGACGAGGACGCCCCGCAGATAGTTCCTTTCCCGACAAAGAACATCGACAAGGAGTTCAGCACGACCGATGCGAGCGTTATTGAGCGCATATACGCCCAGTTCCATCAAGAGCTATTTTATAGCATCAGAATCGGAAAACTCGGTTTCAGCGGGGACGTGATGCGTGATGCCTTCGAGTATTACGCTGGCGAGGTGACGAATGAGCAGCGTTTCATTGAACGTGGCTTCGAACGCCTGTTCAGACATTGGGCCGATCCGTTGCTGGCCAATGCTAATTTCGCTATTCAACCAATCAAATATATCAATGCGGAGGAGAACGGATGAGCAAAGAACGAAACCACCTAATAACGCCCGCCGAGTTCGCTGAGCTGGCCCGCCCCGTGAGCATCCATCTTGACGAGAACGAAGTGCAGGCTTTTATCAATGAGTGCGAGCAAATGTATATTATCCCCGCCATTGGTTACGGCAACTTCAAGGCAGCAGTAACCGAGACGGCGTGGGACGATACGTTTGATGAGACTTTCAAGCCCGCCACGGTTATCAATGGCGGCGAGTGGATGCTTGAAAGGGAGAACGTGTGCAGTTGCGACAAGGCTGGGAAGGAGCTTCAATATTGCGTGGGCCTTAAGTCGGCCCTCGCCTATTTCGTTTACGCTAAAATCGCCCGTGCGGACGGTGCTATTTATAGTCGGGCTGGCTTCATGCAGCATGATGACCAATACGCCCACCATGTGGACGATGGCAAACTGAAACAATACAATGACGTGATGACTATCGCTGAGACGTACCTCGGCGATTGCTTGCGTTATATTAAATATCATACCGTGGATAAAGTGATAAAGCCCGTGCATGGCACGCGAGCACGGATCCACGCAATCGGAGATTAGAACATGGCAACAAAAGCAGAGGAATTGCGCAAATTGGCGCAAACGATAAAAAACGAGACGCAGGTAGGTGGAAACACTGCCGAGCGTGTTGGCAGCGCATTCGAGGGCGTTGCTGATGCGCTGGATGGAACGGAGGCTATAAACGAAATCGAGCAGGCCGTGGCAAAGGTTCAACAGATGGTCGATAATTTGCCCGTTGTCCAACAAACGGGCAATAGCACTACGTCCGTTATGAGCCAAAAGGCAGTAACCGATATTACTGTGTGCTATGATGCCGGAGAGGTGGCTGACCTTGCAGCAGCCATTAAGGCCGTCCCTCCCGAAATGCAGAAAGGTGGCCTCACACTTTTTTTCACGCCGACGGGAAGCAGCGAGAAATTGTCCTATTTTCTCGCAAGTAAATCGTGGACAACGGAGGAGAAAAATTGGGAAAGCACAAACCAAAGGATTACTTTCATTGAAGACCAAGTTTTTGAAACGGTTTCGATGAAAGAAGATGCTTTTGACGATGATTTTTATTGGAATATAAACACGGGCAAAAGACGTAGTAATGAATACTTTGCCGCAACAGCGAAAATCTCTCTGTTTAATGTCAAAAAAATATCAACTACTCTTATGGGTAGTGGTACAAGTGTAGTTGCCAATGTCTGTTTCTTTAAAGAAGATGGCGCACTGTTAGATGCTACCAACTTACCAAATGGAACATGGACAAAAGAAGTGGAAATTCCAAGTGATGCGTCTTATGTTGCTTTTACTACTAACAAAGCGGGTAAAGGAAGTTCATCTATAACTCTTATTAAGACAAAACCAGCAAGTATTGCCGACGGGGCGGTTACTGCTGGCAAGATTGCCGACGGGGCGGTTACTGCTGGCAAGATTGCCGACGGGGCGGTTACTGCTGATAAGGTAGTTACCGAAAAAATAGACTATGAGGCCCAAGGTAGAGAGCTATTCACGGTTGGCGGGTTTATATACAAAGATGGAAATTTAAGAACGAATGCTGATTATTCGTACACGGAATTCCTATCAATACCCGTAATTAAGCAAATAGGGCTGAGGGCGTGCCAAGTAGGTAACAGTTACATGGCCTTTGTCGCATTTTACGACAAAGATAAAAAATTTTTGTCTGCCTTGTCAAACGTTGGCTCAACACAATCGGGAGATTATGATATTTCTGTGGACGAGATTCCTTTAGATACGAAATATGTTAGAGTTTCAAGTAACAAAACATCATATAACAATGATACTTGCAGAGTTATATACTCTAATGCGACCTATCTTAAAGGCACGCTTTCGGAGCAACAGAACCGTCTTTCTGAGTGCGAAACTAATATAAAAAATATTGATTCAAAGTTAGAACAAATTGGCGGGAAGTTCAGCTCATTCAGAGCTTCGGATAACCTTGCAAAGGGTGATATCCTTACATTGCAGCCTATCCATATCGAAAAAAACATTCTTCTCGTTGCCAAAATCACGGGAAGCGTCAACGATATAGAAGTCGGTGTTGGGTATTCCGAATCACCAACTTTTGCAAATCGGGACTACGGTGGCAGGTGGCTCAAAGTAACTGCCACGTCTGTATCTATGTACGCATCCTACAACCAAACGTCATTTACTCCCATGTGGACAGAAGCGCATGGGATAGTATTGACCGAGAAAACGACAATAGAAATATCCCAAGGAGTGACGGACATGGTGTCAAAGATTCGTATTTACGATGACATGGGGAACGTGTATGAGAAGGATTCCAACGAATGGGGTTATGGTTTGCCGTTTATAATCAACAACGGCGAGAGTTCCATTCATGCTGATTTGTCTTTTTTCCCTATGGATATAAACAAATCAATATGGGTATTTGGAGACAGTTACATGTCGTTCACGAATCCAGCGCGCTGGCCTTACTATATGAGACAGAAAGGATTCACGAACTGGTTGAGCAACAACCAAGCTGGACTTTCTCCATCATCGGGCGTTTCAGACCTAAAATCGTTGCTCTCACTTGGGTATTACCCTAAATACATAATGTGGATGCTTGGTATGAATGGCGACACCGTTGAGACTAAGGTGGATGGCGAATATGTAATCAACAGCTATCAAAAGAGTAATCTTGATAAAATGATTGCTATTTGCAAGGAGTACAACATTGAGCCCGTCATTGCCACAATACCAACGACACCAGCCGAAGATAGCATTACGCCCGATAGTGGGCTGAGCAATGCGGCTGGAAGGCAGAAGACTGGCTACTGTAAATACGTGAAGTCCTTGGGATATAGATACATTGACCAAGCCGAAGCAGTCGGAACTGACGAGAACGGAAATTGGAACGCTGGCCTCCTTTCTTCCGATTTCGTTCATCCTACCGAGAAGGGTGCGAAAGTGTTGCTTTCAAGAATCTTGCTTGACTTCCCCGAGATTTCGATTACAGAGTAAAAACAATGTGCGTTGGCGGGTTTAGCTGGCCCACCGACGTTATAAACCAAAAACGAGATATGAATGAAATAGTAACATCCCTAATACCGCTTTTGCGGCTGGTGGCCATCGCATTCTCCGTGGTGCTGGCAGCAATGACCGTTGATTTGTTTGCGGGCCTCTACAAGGCGAAGCTCCGAGGTGAGGCCCGCCGTTCAGAACTATTGAAGCGCACGGTTTACAAGTTCACTCTCTACGAGGGAGGACTATGTATCGCCGCTCTGATAGATGTCTGCTTCTACCTTTGCCACGGCTTCGAGTTGCTTGGTATTGGAACGCTCCACGGCGTGCCCGTGGTTAGCTTCATTATTGCCATGTTCCTCTGCATAGTGGAGGGCCTTTCGGTTCGTGAGAAAGCGGATAACAAGATACATAGCGAAATCAGCCGAGCCGAGAAATTGGCAAAGCATATCTTGACGCATGACGAATGGATTGAAGTCATCGCAGGTGCTATCGCAAAGGCGCAGGAAAACGAAAATGAAAAAAGAACCAAAAAAAGGAAAAATGAGAAGTATTAACGAGATAATAGTCCATTGCTCGGCCACGCCCGAGGGGAAGGACTTCACGGTGGCCGATATTGACCGCTGGCACAGAGCACGAGGTTTTGATGGAATAGGCTACCACTATGTCGTGCGCCTTGATGGAACGGTGCAAGCTGGGCGGGCGATAGAGCGTGCTGGGGCGCATTGCCTCAAACACAATGCGCATTCTATCGGTGTCTGTTATATCGGTGGCGTTGCCAAGGACGGGCGCACGCCAAAGGACACACGAACCGACAAGCAGAAGGCGGCGCTCGTGCGATTGCTGACAAAGTTGCGGCAACAGTTCCCAACGGCCCGCATCCATGGGCACAGGGATTTCGCCGCAAAGGCGTGCCCGTCCTTTGATGCAACGAAAGAATACAAGTCCATTTGACCGATAACGCCGACAAACCGCTTGTGTCGCAAGAACGATGCGCCGAGCCTACAACTACCCACTCACGCAAAGAAAATGCGACACGGGCGATTTTCGGCAAAAATAAGAGCAAAAACAATGAAGCATAGTTATTTATCAAGAACATTGCCCGTACTGGCCGTTCTCCTCGCCTGTGTGGTGTTGCTGGGGTGCGCAAGCCATCGGGCAACAGAAGGGCCTCCGACAAGTCAAGAGGTCAGAACGCTGATTATCCGTGACACGGTGCGGGATACGCTGATAAGCCGTGACACCGTCTCACGCTTTCAGAACGTTTACCAACTGGATAGCATGGCGACACGCATATCGGGCGATACGGTGTTCGTGGAACGCTGGCACACCTATATCGAAAAGGACAACCAGCAGCAGGCACACAACCAGCAGCAGTCGGGCACACGTACCAGCATGACGGCGGCAACAGATACGGTCAGAATACGAATCCCCGTTCCCGTGGAGCGCAAGCTCACGAAATGGGAAAAGGCAAAGCAAGACGTTGGCGGGATTGCTATTGTCGTTCTCGCTCTTGCCATCTACGCTCTTTCCGTGTGGCTGGGCAAGCGGGTAATATATTGGGCGCGAGGGCGCATCTAAGTCTCTTTCTTTCTCTACATACATGTCGGCGGGGGCGTTATCCATACGGGGTGCGCTCCCGCTTTTCCGTTTGTCGGCAGAGAATCACGCCGAAATTGCCCGTTTTCTATTAAATGGTGTTAAATTTCGGGGAAAACTCCAAATTTCTTCGCTTAATGTAGTACTACTTTCCAAGAAATATACTACCTTTGCAATGTGCTTACAACAAAAGCACATTCAACAAGAGTAATAACAACAACAACGACAACAATGAAAGCAGCAGCAACAACAATGGATTACACTTCAAGCGTAATCAACAAAAATTTCAAAATCAAGGTTTACGGCCTTGACAACAACGGCAAGAAGATTAACAAGCTGGTCGGTGTTAGTGGCTTGATAGCCCTCATCGGAATTGAGTTCGTGAACAAGTTTGTAAAACGTGCATTCAACGAGGGAGCGGATGCCACATATTGCAAGCTCCGCCGAGGCTTGAAAGTTACTTTTTACGCCCACTAATAACAATCAAACATGACAATAAACCCAATAACAAAAACGATATGAAAAGAACATTATCAATCAGCAATAAGAATTTCACTCTGTTTAGCAATAGCGAAAGAACCGACTTTATGGCTATGCGTGCATGGGTAATCAGATGCTCAAAAATAGATAAAATGTGGGTGCACCGTTACGCCGACCTCTTTGACCTTGTGCGTGATTTGCCCTACGGCGGCGAGATTTACTTCTGCGATAGCGAGCGAGAGTTGTATATTGAATCATCGCTCAAAAAGCTGGAGGAAACGTTGAACGTGCACCATGAGGCGGCAGAGGAATACGGCCAAGAACCATACGCCCCATGCTGGCCCGATGCCCGTATGATTAAGAAGACCGAAAAGCACTACATCGTGAAGTATTTGAACGACGAAATCAAGTAACAACATGGAGCAGGAATTGAAGAAGCTGGCGAACGCCGTTGCCATTTGCTGGAAGCGTGCAGCCGTAACAACCGACATGGCGATAAAGGAAAGCATTCAGAATGATTGCAGGGCCTATGAACGCCGCATGCTGGAGATAATTAACGAGGCTTGCAGGGCGATAGCTAAATAATATTAAAAAACGGGCAAGGGTAGTACTACATTAAGGCGAAAGTATTACCTTTGTGCCGTGCTTTCGATAAAAGCACATTTCAAAAGTAATAACAACAAACGACAACAACAATGGAAGCAAAGAAAATGACGAAGACCGACAGAGCGGTGGCCCGCTTTTGCGACATGATGATTGAGACCATAAACGGCCTCGAGCAGGGATGGCGCAAGACGTGGCTGACAAGCGTTGCAAGCGGTCGGCCAATGAATGCCAACGGGCGTGAATATACCCGCATGAACGAGTTCTTTTTGGAGATGCTCAGTTGCGCAAACGGTTATAAGATGCCCGTTTTCCTTACCTTCAACCAATGCAAGGAAATGGGCGCAAGTGTAACGAAGGGCGAGAAAAGTTTTCCCGTTTTGTTTTGGTGTATATACGCAAAGAACTATAAAACGGGCAAGACGATGACGATTCAAGAATACGACAAGCTGAGCAATGCAGAGCAGGAGGATTGGTTTACAGTTCCTTCGCTCAGAACCTATGACGTTTTTAATGTTGCTCAGACAAACCTCGCAGAGGTAAAGCCCGATCTTATTGAGAAGTTGCAGAAAAAGTTCGTGATGCCCAAGACGAAGACCGCCGACGGGATGTATGCCAACGAGCAGCTTGACGCATTGATAAATGGCGGATGGATTTGCCCTATCAAGTGCGAGAGGCAGAACCGAGCATTTTACAACTCGAATACGGATAGCATTACACTCCCGCTCAAAGAGCAGTTCAATCTCGGAGGCACGGAGGCGGACGTTTTCCGTGCTGGCGAAGAGTTTTACAGTACGGCACTCCACGAAATGACGCATAGCACTATGACCGCCGACAGGTGCAACCGTACTGGCAATTCTAAGAAGTTTGGCGAGCTGGTGGCAGAGCTGACCGCCGCAATGTGTGGCCATGAGCTGGGCTTTAATACGGCGGTGGAGAAAAATAACGCCGCATATCTTTCAAGCTGGTTGAAAGCCATCAAGAAAGAGCCTTCGTTCTTGATTAGTGTGCTGGCAGACGTGAACAAGGCCGCAAGCTACATCGACAAGGCAATGGCCAAAGTTAAAACCGCATAATAACGCAACAGGGCGCACACAAGGCACGAACGGGCCGTGCGCCCTATAATTACTCATCAATGGGGCGAACGCCCCGCAAATCAAAAATGACAATGGAAAAATCAAAGATTTGGCACGACCCGCAAGAAGTTCCCGCAATTCAGTATGTGGACATTTATTTGCTGAATGAACACAACGATATTTCTCGGGTAAACTATGACGAAATTAGTGCTCCGTGGGGTAGCATTGACAAAAAATGCAAATATCACTCACTCATGTTTTGTTAGATGAAGAAAGAAGTTCGCATAAAGGTCTATAACAAGTACGATGGTCATTGCGCCTATTGTGGCAAGCCTATCAAGTACGATGAGATGCAGGTGGACCACCTTGTGGCAAAGAATCGTGGCGGCTATGCCCGCTATGACGAAGAGACGGGCAAGAGCGTGGTGGTTCATGGCGAGGATGCCCTTCCAAACTACATGCCCTCTTGCAGGGCGTGCAATTTCAGAAAGGGCACAATGAGGCTCGAAGAGTTTAGGGCTGCAATTAAGCAACAGGCCGAGGGATTGATGAACGGTGCGGCGAAGTTCCAAATGCGGATGTCGCTGGCCTATGGCCTTGTAGAGGAACACTTCGACAATCCCGTGGTGTTCTATTTTGAGAAATGCAATTCAAACGAATAAGATTATGGCAAAGTTTATCAAAGCAAATGGGGCTGAGTATGTAGTTCGCCCAGCGAGGTTCAGAAGTTTTAAGATGGAGGAAATACGGAGGCTCTGCAAAGGGTACGTTAGGAAAATAGAACTACAGTACGGACAAGTAATGTTCGTGAATGAATTTGGCTACCTATATGACGGGATGAGGTTCAATAAACGTGCTTCCCAAATAGCCGACGAAGACATCTATGGTAACGTTGTAATTTGCACGAAGGATGAAATATAAGAAGCATACCCGAACGGGCGAAAGCTCAGTAAAGAGCGTGCACTTGTATATTGACCTCGACCTCTTGCCCGTGCTTCAAGCGCAGCCAAACAAAACGAGGTTTGTCAATGATGCGATACGTTTTTACATTAAAAAACGTAAATAAGTGATGTCGGGAGAAAGTTTTTGAGTAACTTTGCACCCGTTGTTGAAGTTAGTTGTTCGTTTTAGAATTGCTTACTCTTGTGCCCGTGCCACCGTTGAAAAGTGACACGGGCGTTTTTAGGCCCACAGGCGAACGAACAACCGCCGAGCCTTATAACTACCCATCCAAATGCCGTTCGTGCAATACAAGCGGAATACGGAAGAAATAAGCATCATTCTTTGTTATACAGAACCCAGTCTATTACACGCCTGTTGGCCGCATCTATCTTTCTTCTGTCACGCTCAATGTAAATGCTCGTTGTGCTATTCGCCCCAGCATGCCCCAGCGCAAGAGCTATGGTGTCGTCGGGTATGTCAAGGCTCGCCGCTATTGTTGCCCAGCTATGCCGAGCCCAATACGTTGTGACGGAAGGACTAATGGCGTGGAGATTCAGATTGAGGCGGTTTGCGAAATGCCTATAGCTGGAGCATCCGTCGGCAACATTCAGCAGGTGCACCGTGCCCCGATACTTGTCAATAATGGCACGGGCCTCGGGCTCTACCTTGATAGAGTAAAGACGGCGTGTCTTTTTACGGTTGAAGCTGATGCGCCCGTCCGTGTCCGCTCCTGCTGGCAGTTCCAAGAGGTCGCCTATATTGATGCCCATGCCGTTTGCCAAAGATTCCAAAATCCCGCTTTTTACGTCTTGCGCTCCGAACACTTGGTTGAGCGATTGTGAGTTCATGCCCGCAAGGGCAGCTATCTCCGTCATCGTTTTTCCCGTTCGCTTCAAACGAGCTTTCAGTTCACTTCCTCTCATTTTCTCAATGTTGTTAAATTCAGCATATTTTACTTTAGAGTTAAAATTATTTAAAATCTATCTTAACTGCCTGTTTTTCCATTAGAATTACCTAACTTTGCAAGCGTGTTACACAACACGTTGCATAACGAGTTGCAAATGTAGTTAGAATTATTGATATAAAAGACTTTTAATAGCGAAAAAATGAAGGAAGAAATGAAAATGGATTTGCGCACGGAGGCGGAGAGGAAGCGTGCCGTATTGCACGACCATATCCGAAGCGACTACCAGCGCATCACGAAGAACCAGCCACACGTCCGCCCCTATCGTGTGATGACTTCATTGGGGCAAAAGTACGGTTGGACAACGCAGGGTATCGCCTCGCTCTTGAAGCGGATGGGCGTATATGCCCCGAGTACGGCTTGCAAGTAAACAACTTTAAAACTTCAACGACACATGATTACGCCGATAGAGCCTACATGCGCCGACGCTGGCCGATATAGCGTGACGGAGGCGTGCAATCTGTTAGGAATCCATCGCTCTACGCTGGAACGCTACAGACTGCGAAATTTAATCAAAGCGGGATTTCATGCACATACCTCCCGCAAGTTTTACACGGGTTACGAAATCAAAAAATTATGGAGAAAGCTATGATGAGAATTTGGGACAAAGTGCTGGCGTGGTTTGCAGAATACCAGCAGCAGAACAGAGAGAGACGTGTGGCACGCAAGGCGGCTCGCCTTCAACGGGAGGTGGAGCGCAGAATCCAAGTGCGTGAGTTTGATGGCGGTCTGTGCCTCTGTATTGACAACATCCCCGTATTGAAGCGGGCGGAGTTCGACGATGCAGAGTTGAGGCAAGCACGGTCGTTATTGTTCAACTATCTAACCAGCGCAAGACGATGAAAAAGAAGCAACATGCCTTCGTTGAAGAGTGCGCAGATGAGCATCGGGCCGACATCATAGAGGCAATAGAGTACGGGCACATGTGCGCCGCCACCATCATTGACACTGCTGACGGATTCGTGGAGATTGTTAGCGGCCGTCGAGGCGGTGCAGCCGTTAAGGTGCACCACGACGACGAGGAGAACAAACGTGAATGCTCTCTATTGTGCGAAGCCATTGAAAAGGCGTTACCCGAATGGGAGGACGTAAAAGAAGAATATGAAGCCGAGGAAGAAGAAGCCGAGGAAGAAGAAGCCGAGGAAGAAGGCGGCAATAGCCCCGACCCCGCTTTTTCAAGTTGGAGCGATTATTGGGATTATATTTTCAGAACATAGTACACAACTTTAAAATATTTGCAAAATGGAAAATCAAGTAACAATCAGTCAGCCGACCATGCTGGAGGCTATGAACAGAAGCGAAACCGACATGCAGATTTCAACGGCCCACGCCTTCCCACGTGACGAAGAGAAGGCACTTGCCAAGATGGCACGGCTGGCGTGCATGGATGTGGAGACCGCCGCCGATTGCTTCTATCAGTTGAAGCGCAAAGGGGCTGACGGCACGGAGACCGACATCGAAGGTTTGAGCGTGCGAATGGCCGAAATCATTGCTTCGTGCTGGGGCAACTTGCGAGTGCAGGCCCGCATCATTGGCAACGATGGCCGCTGGATAACGGCCCAAGGCGTGTGCCATGATTTGGAGAGTAACTATGCAGTTTCAAAGGAAGTGAAACGCCGCATCACTACCAAACAGGGCTACACGTTTAGCGAGGATATGCAGGTAGTGACGGGTAATGCAGCATGCGCCATTGCCTACCGAAACGCCGTGCTGGCAGTTGTGCCCAAGGCAGTGACGAATAGCGTTATCAACCGTGTGCGTGCCGTGATGGAAAATGCCGAGATGGACGTGCCCAAGGTACGGGCGAAGACGCTCAAATGGTGGGCCTCGAAGGGCGTTACCGAGGAGCAGCTCCTGCACTACCTCCAGCTCGACAACATCGAAGCCATTGACAAAGAGCAGCTCTATTCGCTGCGAGCTTTGGCGCAAGCCATCAACGAGGGCACTACCAGCATCGAAGAGACCTTCGTTGCACCCGTGCAGCAGGAAAGAGTAGCAAATGGCGTGAAATCAGCGGCCAAGGCGGCAAAAGACAAGGCAGAGCAGGCAATGGCCCGCTCCAAGGGTAAAAACGTGACACAAACAAAATAAACGGAAAATAACTTGCACCGATTAGACGGTGCATAACTTCAACAACAAAAGATATGGAAAATTTAGATTTTGAGTTTTTGGATTTCAATCCAAAGCGAAAAGGAGGACGATCACTCGGAAAGAACCAGTTTAGTATTTCATTACATGGTTCATCGAGCGGAATACTTGAATTTGGCAGCGAGCTGAAAGAAGAGGTGGAACGTTACAAGTATTTGCGCCTCGCCCGTCAAAAAATGACGCAGGAGTTGTTTCTCGTTTTCAACAACGAAAAGGGAATAGAGTTGCGAGAGCGCAAGCGTGACTGTGCGTTGATGGGTTACTCCAAGGAGATGGCCAAATGGTTGTTAGCGCAATTCTTCAATGGCGAAAACTATGGACGGTTGCAAATCAGCGAGAACCTTGCAAATAGTGTGGAATATGCAACCTATCGTGTAATCAAGAAATAAGACGGACATGAAAACGACATTAAAGTTTAAAGACAGAGCCGAATGGCTGCAATCCCGTACACTTGGAATCGGCGCAAGCGAAGTGGGTACGATTCTCGGCTTAAACCCGTTTGAGACGCCATACCAGCTTTATTTGCGAAAGAAGGGCAAAGCAGCCCCGAAGCCCGAAAACGAAGCAATGCTCATGGGCCATTTGCTGGAGGATGCCGTGGCCCAGCGTTTCGCCATAGCAACGGGCGTGCACATCATCAAGAACACGACCGATGATTTCACGGTGTTCAACAACGAACGGCCCTACATGCGAGTATCTCCCGACCGCCTGTATTGGGGGCAAGGCGTGAAGCACAACGAAGCCAACAAAGGAGTGCTGGAGTGCAAGACTACGGCCATGCCCGTTGACGTGGACAACGTGCCGAAACATTGGTTTTGCCAACTGCAATACCAGCTCGGCGTTTGCGAATACACGCACGGTGCTCTTGCATGGATTTACCTTGGACGGCGTGAGTTCGGAATGCTGCCAACTGAGTTCGACCCCGAGTTCTTCGAGTTCTTGGTTGAGCAGGTTGACGAGTTTTGGACACGCTACATCGTTGGCGATGAAGAACCAGCGGCGTACAATGTGGAGGACGTGGTTATGATGTTCCCCCGCCATACCGTGGACAAGCGGGTGACGGCAACAAATGACCTTATCGCAGATACTGTCCAGCTGAAAGAAGTGAACGAGCAGTTGAAGGAAATCAAGGCCAAGAAAGAAGCCCTGGAGGCAAACATCAAGCTGGCGATGGGTGATGCCGAGGCGCTGGTAACGCCCGACGATACCGTGCTGGCAACTTGGAAAGCCCCGAAGCCTTCCTCAAAGTTTGACGCAAAGACGTTCAAGGACAAGTATCCACAACTCTATGCGAAGTACTGCCAAGAGGCGCAGGGTGCTCGCCGATTCTTACTCAAATAAACTCCCGAAACGATGCACGCAATAAGTAACAGTAATTTTGGCTACGTAGTTGAATTGTTGCAGGCGTACATCGCCGACAATAGTGCGAGGCGCGACGTGCGTACCGTGAACCGAGTGCGCCGTGCCCGCCTATTGTTGCGGGCGTTTGCAAAGAGCCAACCGTGTAAGAAATAGACCGAACTATGGCAAAGGACAGAGCAAAAGGAATGTTGATTAGCCTTGACATAAGGCAGCAAGTAGAATTGTTGTCGAACGAGGAGGCGGGCGAGCTCTTCAAAGCGTTGCTTGCCTATGCTGACGAGGGCACGCCTATAAGCACGGAAAACCGTTTGCTCTCGGTGGTGTTTGCAGGGTTGCGTTCCCAGCTTGACGCATCCGCCGAAAACTATGCCAAGAGGTGCGAAAAGAACAAGGCGGCAATGCTTGAACGCTGGAGAAAAGAACGTAAACAATCGAATACGAACGAATACGAATGTATTCAATCGAATACAAATGAATGCGAAAGCATACAAACGAATACGGAAGAATACGAATGTATTCAATCGAATACAAATGAATACTATATAAGAAAAGATAATATAAGAAAAGATAATATAGATATAAAGAAAGATGCTAAAGCATCTAAAGAAAAGACGGATGGCGCAAATGCGCCCCACTCTGCGCTTTTAGACGTGAATGCGTTTGTAGCATACTTCAACGAGCAGCTGGTAGCGCAGGGCGCAATTATCAAGCAAGTGAAGACGGTCACGGTCAAGCGCAGGTCGGTTATCGAGGCCCGTGCCCGTGAAAACGGAAAAGAGGCTTTAAAGACCGTTGCCGACAAATCGGCCTCGAGTGATTTCCTAAACGGGAAGAACGACCGAGGCTGGCTGGCAACATTCGACTGGATTATGCGCCCTAACAACTTCGTGAAGGTGCTTGAAGGAAATTTCGATAACAAAACAATGGCCGCAAGCAACGGCGGCAAAAACGTGAATGACTTATGGCAATAGATATTTTAGAAATCATCAACAAGTTGCGCAAATGTGGATTCCTTCCAACCGTGCAGCGTTGTAGCTATTCTCTCGATACGAAAACCGTGCTTGGAATTGTCGGGAGGCTCGGAAGAGAGTTGAACGCCGCTTTTGTGCTTGACGATGAAAACAGATGGACTTACATCCAGCTCTTGAAATGGCTTGCTGGTGACAAGACTATGCAAGCGATTGACCCCGATACGGGCAAGGTGGTGGCGGGCCGCTTGGATGCTGGCCTCTACCTTGCAGGGCCAACGGGTAGCGGGAAGAGCGGAGCCTTGAACATCATGCTCATGCTGGCCCGTACGTTCAACATCCAAGTAACGCTCAACGGTGAGCAGCGTTGTCTCTTTTGGAAAGAAGTGCGGGCCGATGAGATTGCACGCAACGGGCAGCTTGATAGGTACAATGAGGCTGGCGTGCTTTGCATCCAAGACCTCGGGACAGAGCCAACGGAATCCGTTTTCATGGGAAACCGCTTCCAGCCCGTAAGGCAGCTAATTGAGCACCGTGGGGACGCTGGCGGCGTGATTACGCTTTTCAGCAGCAACCTCCCTATGGGAAGCAGCGTGCTCGTTGACCGTTACGGCGACCGTGTGGCGAGCCGCTTGCGTGAAATGTGCAATTACATAGAGCTAAAAGGGAAAGACCGCAGGAAAAGCCGATAGGAGGGCCGTGCGTGCCCCGTGTTAAACGAACGAGCGGGCCGTGGGTACTTATTAGGGTAAAGTGATTAACGGCCCTTACAGGGCCTAAAAACAACGAATATGGAAAAATACAGTATTACAGTATCTACGCAAGCGGATGCTTGCTTCATGAATGACGAGATACTCGAACTATACAAAGTTCTCAGAGCCGAGAACCCGAACATAGCCATGCAAACAATGGACAAGTACGTCCG